CCACGCCTTGTGCCATCAGTGTAAATGCTGATCGGATTGTTGATAACTTGTTTAAAGTACTCATCGAAGGTTTCAAAGCCACTCCGACCTTCAACTGGCACAGTTGGTGTTAAAGATGGTGCTGCAAAGATGAAAGGATTCGGTTCGGAAGCGTTATTTAGCTTTGAAGCGATACGAATTCTCACCAATGTGTTGTCTCGATATGGGTTATACACTGCTAAGGCTGTGAAAATAACCAAGTGTGGCCTTTGGCTCAAGTCTCCTAAATCGTCTGATGTTGATCTCCAAAACTCGCTCTTACGAGCATCGTGTAACGTCATGATGGTGTTCCATGGCATAGCCACGCTCTTAACAACGTAGCTAAAGCGCTGAGCTTCAGAAATGATTATAGTCGACCCTTCAACTTTCGTTGGCTGCCAGCAGACACCTAAGGCACCTGAAAGCAATTGGTTACCAATAACCGTGATTCTGTATGAAATAGCGCCTGCATATCTCCCATGCATTGAAGCATAAGCCCTGATGTACTGGTTATTGAATGGCGATGTTGCTGCATATGGTATTTGTAGCACAATTGCTCCTGTGGCTGCTGACTCTGTGATAGAGTACTCCTGATCGGCATCTAAGAATTGTTCATAGATAAGACTTTTCAAGTCAAAACCGATAGCTCCAACACTTAACATGTTGGGTGCTCCCACAGGTACAAGAGTCATGGTTTCAGCTATCTGGACTGCGGCCATGATGTCATCACCGGGTGCAGTCATAGCTGGTGCCATAGCAGTTGGTTGCGGGTTAGGGGCAGATGGTAAATTGACCCTAGCTTCTGCTTGCATTGCTTGGTTCATGGTAGCTGGTTCAACTGGCATGTCACTTCCTCCTGCCATATTGGCGCTTACAGAGAGATCGTCCATATGTTGTGTGATACGATCAAGGTTGACTATGTCATCCACTGTGAGCTTTCCACTTTCTTCAAATTTAGTTCTCAATTCTTCAATCTTTTCTCGCATTTTTGGAATAGCTTCTCTCTTAAGAAAATCATCTACCATAGCTCGTATTTCATCAATGCATTTCGTT